CCCGAAGAGCTTGAACCATCATGACGTCGCGCATGACCATGTTCCTGAGCTGGTGTGGGCCAAGCACAGGCGCCAGCCAGCTGAGCTCAAGAAGCGAGAAACGGCGCTGGCCAAGGACCCAGAGATCGCGTACGAGTACGCGCACTACATCCTCAAGGAACCCTTCAAGCTGGGAGAACCCGCGATCGCGAAGGACCCAGAGATCGCGTACTGGTACGCGCGTGATGTCCTCAAGGAACCCTTCAAGCTAGGTGAACCCGCGATCGCGAAGGACGCGGAGTGGGCGTACTGGTACGCGCGTGATGTCCTCAAGGAACCCTTCAAGTTGGGTGAACCCGCGATCGCGAAGGACGCGAGGTGGGCGTACCTGTACGCGCGCATTGTCCTCGAGGGACCCTTCAAGTTGGGTGAACCGGCGATCGCGAAGGATACCCAGTGTGCGTACGAGTACGCGCATGATGTCCTCAAGGGACCCTTCAAGCTGGGTGAACCGGCGATCGCGAAGGACGCGGTGTGGGCGTACTCGTACGCGCTCAAGGTCCTCAAGATCAGCAAGGAAGAGTTCCTTAAAAGAGTAAAATGAAAATAGTTTGAACCTCTTGAGGAATTCGTAATACAATGACATCTCGATTCACTCTCTTCCTGACCGAGGGGATGATCAAGCTCCCAGCTACCACGCTTGAGGCGATCAACGAGTTCTTCTTGTTGAACGTGCTAGCTGTCTTGAAGGGCAAGTCAGCTCAAGAGGAGGATGAAGCTGACGTCGAGTTCTCCGCCTCGACGATCAAGCGTCTAGCTGCTAAGATCGGAAGCGTTGTTCCGTCTGAAGCTGACATCAAGAGAGTCATGACGAAGCGGATGATCTCCAAGAGCTTCCCTCTTGACATTCCTCAAGAGTACGTTGATCGAGTGCTCAAGATGAGGGGAGAGGAGGGAGTCACCTCTCTGAGGGGTGAGAAGATCAAGGTCATCCTTTCACTTGACGGAAAGCACCCGTTGCTCAAGGGATCTGATTCGTCGGGGATCTTTTCCGATGATCCTCTTACGATGGTCATCAATTTTCCTAGCTTGCAGGTGATGAGCGACAAGGTTGTCAATGTGCTTCTTGGCTCAAGATTGAGCACCCTCGAAGCGATGATCGAGCACGGTCTTGGAACGGTCGAGCACGAGTTGACTCACGGAATTCAAGCTCACGTGCTCAAGAAGCTGCACTCACAACAGTTTGATCAACACGGTGCAAGATCAGCAAAGGGTGACGCTGACGGTGAGTACTTCACGTCACAGGTTGAATTTGACCCGCAGATCAAGAGCGCCGTCAAGCAGCTTAAGGTGATCACCACCAAGGCAGGTGTTAAGCCAGGTTCACCAGAGGAACGCCAGCTGATCTCAAGATTCACCTCCGAGGATCTATCCATCAAGGATCTAACATCATCTCCGGACCGGAGTGTGTTCTTTTCAAAGCTCAAAAGGTACGATTACAAGCAATGGAAGAAAGCCGTCAAGCTGCTGATGGGGCTCTTGAAGAGATCATGAACATCTTCGTGCTGGACGAGGATCCCAAGGTTGCCGCTACGTATCACTGTGATAAGCACGTGGTAAAGATGATTCTTGAAACCGCGCAGATGTTAAGCACCGTGCACCGTCACTTTCAAACATCTCAATCTCTTGAGGTATACAAGTCGGTTCACGTAAATCACCCTGCTACTCGGTGGGCCGGGAGCACCGCTGGAAATTACGCTTGGCTACTAGCTCTTGGAACTGAGCTTTGTCACGAGTACACTTACCGGTATGAAAAGAGACACAAGACTCAAGATCTACTTACCGGCCCTCTACTGATGATCCCAGAAGCACTACGTCAAGAGCGCACTTCATTTGTACAGTGCATACCTGAACGATACAAGTGTGGTGATGCTGTTACAGCTTATCGTCAATACTATCTAGGTGAAAAGCTTCACTTTGCTAGATGGTCAAAGAGATCGTCACCTTACTGGGTCACGCATATTTTTTCTGAAACTCTTCCTTGCTGATCTTGAGGACGTCGCGCGCGTAGTCGTACGCGCGCTCCGCGTTCTTCGCGATCGCCGGTTCACCCAGCTTGAAGGGTCCCTTGAGGACATCTCGCGCGTACTCGTACGCGATCTCTGGGTCCTTCGCGATCACCGGCTCTCCCAGCTTGAAGGGTCCCTTGAGGAACCAGCGCGCGTACCCGTACGCGCGCTCCGCGTTCTTCGCGATCGCCGGTTCTCCCAACTTGAAGGGTCCCTTGAGGACATCTCGCGCGTACCAGTACGCGCACACCGCGTCCTTCGCGATCGCTGGCTCTCCCAGCTTGAAGGGTCCCTTGAGGATGTAGTGCGCGTACTTGTACGCCCACCTCGTGTCCTTCGCGATCGCGGGTTCACCCAGCTTGAAGGGTCCCTTGAGGACTTGAAGCGCGTACCAGTACGCGATCTCTGGGTCCTTGGCCAGCGCCGCTTCTCGCTTCTTGAGCTCAGCTGGCTGATCCCTGTACTTGTCCCAGATCAGCTCAGGAACCTGGTCATGCGCGACGTCATGATGGTTCAAGCTGCTCGGGTCGTCATGAAGGGAGTAGAGGTCCATCTCGAGAAGCAGATCAAGAATTTTCACGGTTTCTGGTCGATCGGCTGTGATGACCCGCTGGCGAGGAACTGTGCGATCGTCTTCTTCTGTGACTCAGGAACCGAGCGCTTGTTGATCTCGATCGGTCTCCAGCGACCTGTGGTCGCAGAGTACTGCAGGAGACGATCAGCCGGACGAAGCGACGCCGGAACCGCGGTGTACGTCTGGCGGTGGTATGCTCCGTCAGCTACTCCTGTCGGGAGAGCGTCACCCATCGTGTACGGAAGCCCGTTCGGCGGGATCGCGTCCTCGGCGTAAAGATCTCGTCCGTCATATGATCCTGGAACCCCTCGCGTCGACATGCCTGACTGGATGTCCTGCGGATCCTCACCGTCTTGAGGTACAAGGTCGGCAGCTGTCTGTTTGATCGCCGTCTCAGAGTCAAATCCCTGGTTCGTCTGTAGGAAGCCGTTCGTCAAGAAGTCGCTGTCGGTCTGTAGCGCATTGACCGATCCAGGTGTGCCGAGGATGTCCTTGTGCTCGATCGACGGCATCAGCGGTTGAGCGTAGAACCTGAAGAGCTGTGGCTTCCAGTTTTGAGTATAGCCCTCGGTGCTCCAGCCAGCGTCGGTCACCTCAAGCCACTTGCGAACGGAGCGCAGCTGAGTGTCGTACTGGATCTCACCGGGTAGCTCAACGATGTCTCCCACCACCACCGGACGTCCTAACGTTGACACCATCACCGCGAACGAGCACGTGAAGATGTAGGTCTGCGGCAGGTTGATCCCAAACTTTGCCAGCTCGGTCTGGACGTCAAGTAGGTCATAGGTGCACTTCAAGAAGGTCGAGGTACGGCAGTACGCCCGATCACGATTTTCGAGAAGCACGAAGTCCTCGATGTTCTCAAGCGAGACCTGAGTCATCTCGAGCATGTGGATCTCAAGCACCTGCCACCCGAGATTGTTAGCGACCCCGTTGAAGAAGGTCGGAACGATCCTCCACTTGTTGTAGGCCGCGTTTGAGCGGACGCTGATCGTCACCTGCGTCGCGGTGTCAGGAAGATTAGCGGCGTCGATGCGCGTCCATGTCACCCCGTCATCTGACGCCTCGATGCGTACCTGGAGCGCTCTGTTCCCAGAGTTAGCTCCCTGCGTGATCTTGATCGTTGATACCTTAAGCCTGACCGGTGCACCGGGAACGTAGCGCTCCTGGGGAGGCCCGATCGCGGTCCAGGCCTTCTTGGTGCCGAAGTCATAGCCGATGTACGCGGGAGTCAGCGTGACGGCTGAACCTGTCTGGATCGATTGCCACCCGTTCGTGTTGACATTGAACGCGTCGGCCGCGTTGAAGCCTCCAGGCGTTCCAGAAGAGATCGCAAATCCGTTCCCTGGCTGATCAATCGTTGAACCCTGGTTGTGTACACCGAGCATCGGGAAGATATTCACCGGGCCTGCGGCATATTGCAGGGCCTCCGCCATCAGTGAACTGATGTAGTTTGACTCGATCGTCGCACAGTCAGACGTCGAGTAGTCCAGGGTCCCGAAGCAGATGTCAGGCGGAACGTAGACCCCGGTGGGTGAACCGTTGAACCCGAACGAGACGGCGGGAACGGAGGTGTTGCACTCAGACGTGACCTCATTGTCACTGTCAGGCGGGGCGAAGGTGTTGATCGGGTCTGACATCACTTCAATCCAAGATTTTTACCAGACTTTTTAAGCTCTCTCATACCGTCATTCTGGCACTCTCTCCAGTTTTCTATGAACTTATTCACTTGATTGATGTCAACGGCAAGCTTCTTGAAGAGCTCGGTTGTCTTGTTTTCCTCTGTCTCACTAAGTATCTCATCGATCTTCATGATCACTTTACTCCAGCTAACATCTTTGACACGTCATGCTTGGGGCCCTTCTTGACCAACTTGAAGTGTATCACCCCAGATTTAGCAACCTCGTAGGTCTTGTAGTCATTGATCTTTGCCGTCAGTTTGCGATAAATCTTTATCAGCTTCTCTGGATCACGTTGTTGATCATCATGAGAACCTTCAAACACGATAGCCTCTGGGGAGCGCTTCTTGATGAGATCTAAGAACGCGTGTGACACGAACGCGAACACTTGAAATTGGTTTCCAGAGCCAGTCATGTTCGTGTTACGATACTTGAGAGGATCATCCTTGTGTTCTATCGGTATCTCTGCAAATTCCACACTCCACACTCCACCGCTTGAGATCCTATGAGCGTTGAACTCGATCGTGCGTCCTCCGATGTCAGCTTGGATCGAGTACTCTGAGCTTGAGTCATGTAAAACCGTGAAGTCAACTTTCGAGTCAAGGTTTTCATTGATCTTAACTCTCTTTAAGAACTCTTCCTTGCTGATCTTAAGGACATTCTTCGCGTACGAGTACGCGCACTCCGCGTTCTTCGCGATCGCTGGCTCTCCCAGCTTGAAGGGTCCCTTGAGGACGGAGTAGGCGTAGTAGTACGCGCACTCCGCGTCCTTCGCGATCGCTGGCTCTCCCAGCTTGAAGGGTCCCTTGAGGACATCACGCGCGTACCAGTACGTGCACACCGCATCCTTCGCGATCTCTGGTTCTCCCAACTTGAAGGGTCCCTTGAGAACATAAAGCGCGTACCAGTACGCGATCTCTGGGTCCTTGGCCAGCGCCGCTTCTCGCTTCTTGAGCTCAGCTGGCTGGTGCCTGTACTTGTCCCAGATCAGCTCAGGAACCTGGTCATGCGCGACGTCATGATGGTTCAAGCTGCTCGGGTCGTCATGAAGGGAGTAGAGGTCCATCTCGAGGAGGTCAAGAAGCTTCATCAGCAAGGGCAATCTTCAGCAGGTGGATCAAAGTGATCGATCACAGGGGGTACGTCTGAGTCAGGTGTAGGATCCACGATCGATGTTGCAGCCGTGATCACCGTCTCGGAGTAAGGATTGTCGAACGGCACCAGATCACCGTCATCATCGATCTGGTCGATCTGCAGGTTCGCGAGGTCGCCGAAGCGCAGGCGGATCGACGCGATGATGTCGTTTCTAATCTCCATCGGAGGCGACAGCCAGATCGGCATCTCAAACGTCAGCGTCCAAACGATCATCCGACGCTCGGTACCTGTAGGGTAGACCTCCTCATTGTTAATTCCCGTCAGGAAGATCGACGTGATCTTGGTCCAGTCAAGCGGCGCGTCGTTGAACTGGATCTGCATGTCATAGTCAAACAGCATCAAGATCTGCTCGAGGATCTGGAAGGCCTGGTCGGTATTTGACGCGTGGATCGAGAGCTCCATCTCCATGTTGTACGGGATGGCCATCACTCGCTTGATCGTCTTCACGTCATCCGGGAACACTCCTCCCTGTTCCAGGATCGAGCGACGATCAACCTGGTTGACGCCCTTCAGACGATCAGGTGCCATCTCGATCGCCGTCTGGTAGAACGCCATGCTCGGAAGCGTGTACTGCTGGTTCTGGGTATTGCGTGCTTGGATCGCGGCGACCACTCGATCCTTTGACCCGTAGACGATCGGAACCTCGATCGAGACGATCTCACCGCAACCGTCAAGACCAGACCGCACGGTCAATCCTGCGAAGACGTTCGCGAACCCTACTAAAAACTTCTTGATCTGTTGCGAGTAAAAGTAATGCCTAATCATACGGTCTCAAATTCAAGACCCGTATTTATGTCAATGATCAGCGTGCAAGCTTGAGATCACATAAAGTGTCGATGACCGCCGAAGAGATAAAACAAAACTACGATCAGGAGAATGATACCTAACGGTGACCATCCACCGATGCCTCCAGTGCGTGTTCCATAATAGCCTCCTCCTCCTACTAAAACAATCACTAGGATGATGAGAAGAATTAACGACATAGAATTCCTTTAGTTGATAACATTTGACTTACTGAAGTTCCTTAGCGGTTGCGACCAAGAGAACCCGCTTGTGCTCTGGAGCTTGACCCCAGATCTTGTCCGAGCTGACATTTTGACCGTTGTATTTCAACGGCTTTCCGTCTTCTCGAACGTAATCATCTCCGTCAAACACGTAAACGTTCACATCAGACTCTCTAGCTAACGAGTCCCAGATCGCTTTCCCTCCGAGATACTGCTCGTGATCTGACACGAGATCGACCCTTTTCGCGATCTCATTGTAAGTTTGCTTAGCGATCCCAGCAAAGTTCATCCCGTCGGCCACTCTCACCATCGTCACCTGTTGGTAGTTCTCAAGCTGAGTAGGTCCTACAGGATAAGCGGCTCGACGGGTACTGATGTCAAGAACAAGATCAAAGCGGTCAGAGCTGATCTTAATCACGGAGATAAACCCACCGGTATTTCGAGCATAGATCTCGAACTTCTCACCAGACGCCAGGTGAGAGTAACCCGTCTCGATCGCCTTCCTCGTGAGCATCGCTAACGGTCGTAACCCTAGCTCTTCATCATGAAGATACGGTTGTTCTAGCAGCTCAGACCATCTCATAAGGTCCCTCCTACAGGTATTTAGTCCTGCACCGAATTTCAAGTCATTAGCTCACGGTTAGGAGGGAATCTTGTCAATTTAGATAACCGATGAAGGGGAGACGATAGATCGCAAATAGCTTCCACTGAGGATTCCAGAGCTCGTTGCGATAACATCTTGGCAGCCAGTATCCGTGAGCCCACTGGAGATGCATGGACCTGAAGCGAACGTTCAACCAGAGATTAGACATTATATCTTCTCGATGTCGTTGAACAGCCAATCGTAACTGTTGAGTCTCTTAACTTCATCGCTGTCCGTTTAGCTTGATCTTCTTCAGGATCTCCAGCCCGACCTTACCCTCGGCGATCTCGCGCAGAGCGGTGACGGAATACTTATCCTCGGCCTTCTGGTGCTCCGTCTGCACGATCAGGGGCATCTGTCCTTGTGCTAGCTGACGAGCACGCAGCGCAGCGACAAGAACCAACTGAAAGGGATTGGCGATGTGCTTGAGACAGGTCTCACTAGAGTAGCGAGCATCTACCTTGTCGGACTGTTCGGAGAGAGGGATGACGTTCATGAGATCCTTCAAAAGGTCGATCATATCATAAGACGGATGAGAAGTAAACTCCTCCCGCGATCGCACTAAGGTGTCTTGATGTACTTCAAGCTTCCAGCATCATAAAAGATTCTCCAATCGTTGGCAAGCATGTTCTGGATCTCGGTCTTTTGATCATCAAACTTGTCACCCAGGATCTTAGGAAGCTTGTGCTTTTGTGCTTGATATCTTGACAGAGTGGTCTTCTTGTTCCAGTAAAAATAATTGGGGGGTGTCGTCGCCGCGATCTTAAATCCAAGCTCCTCGTATAATCGACCGTTGCTGATGAACCGGTCGGCGAAGGAAGTGACCTCCTTCGGGTGTATCGCGTTCTCAAAAGCGTTCAAGAGCTTGCTAGCACCACCGATCACGGCAACTCCTGGTTTACTCGCGAACCTGATCAGCTCCCACCCTCTTTTTCTTTCAAATCTGTTTGTCCCAAACGTCATGGTAGCGATCACCTCTCCGCTGACCTCTAACCCCCACGCAAGACGACAGCTTGTGCCTCCCTTGAGGTGCCAACCGTCTAGAAGAGCGTTAGCGATCGAGGGAGCTAACTCGATGATCTTAGTTTTTCTAGCAAAGATCCTCGTTGATAACCCTAGCTTGTGACGAATTATGCTCAATACCTTGACCGGTAGCTCTAGCGATGAAAACTGTAATAATTGTACACCCCTTGCTTCGCACCGGGCGATCTTGTGCACGTGAATGTCACGCGCGAGATTCGCGGTGTCAGCCTGAGAGTGCCAAAAGATACCGTGATACTCGATTCCAAGTTTAGCTGACGGAACATAGATGTCGATCTCGTAAGGATGAATGATCTTACGATCACTTATCAAGGCATCAGGTGCCAGCTTAAGAATCTCGTCATAAAGACGTTTTTGTTCCGCGGATCCACAACTTATTCCAGAACACCCCGTGCAGACGTGCCCGATCTGACGTGATCTCCACTTGAACGTTTCGGTAGGAAGTGAATCAGCGGTTGAGCAATCTTTACAGGTAAAGCTCACGTCAGAGCACTGGTTTAGGAACACAGGATCCCGTTCCTTAAGCAAGCCGTGCACTTCTACCTTATCACACAGGCGCTTCCAGCATTCAAGAGTTGTCTTTTGTCTCGTCCGCTTAGATCTCTCCTTGAAGGCGGGATCTTGATGATGTTTGCTCATTGCTAACTTAACATGAGGAAGCTGACCAGGATTGATCACTCCCCAGCGATCCTTAAGCGTGGCTCTACCCTTTCGGTTTAGCTCTGGCGCTCGTTGTCTAGCAGCCTCGATCGTCTTGGGTGATGCACCTGTTCCGTACATCCTTCTGCACGTCGCGACACGCTTCTTTGCTGTCTCCTTGTAAGCGCACGGAACACATCTTTCAAGATAACGATACGGGAGACTTATCGAGAACTCAACCGTCTTAACCTTACAGGTCAGGCACTTGGGGCGTTCGACGATATCATGTTGAATGATAAAAATTCTCTCAGCTAACGTGGCATCAACAAAGCTCTGAGTACGAGCTTGTATGTCTAACAAGAGAGGTGACGTCTTGAACCACTCTCTTCTGATGATCGCGCTGTTAAGTTTCCCGTCCTTTCTGAAGAGATCTTTAATATCCATCTGAAATTATATCACATAGAACAAGAAAATTATATTTTAAGAGACAAGAAAAAGGTCTCTAATTAGAGACCTTTAAAAGAGATGAAGCTTTTTAGTGAATATTTGCGCCAGTTGCCACCACGGTGATCGGAATGTAGATAAACTCGATCGACTTTGCTGGCTTCACCGCGATGTCGACCCACAACTCATTGTTGTCGATCCTCGTCGGCGTGTTATTTGAAGTGTCACATACCGTGACAAAGTCGTACAGGCCGCGCCGCAGCATGATATCGTTCAGGTAGTCATCGATCATCTGCTTGATCGAGGCCCGGGTGATCGCGTCGTTCAGTTCGAACAGGTACGCCATCGCCGCCTTGCGAATGTCACGCTTGATCTTCATCAGCATCAGCATCACGTTGACGCGGTCAAGCGCCGAGGTGAGGCTGTACGACGTCTTCTGACCGAAGACCACGATTCCTCGTCCCGGGAAGTACGGGATGATGTTGACGTTCGCCTGGAACTGGTACAGGACGTCACGTTGACCCTGATTCAGGGTCGTCTCGACGAATGTGGTCGCGGTGCCGAGTGTACCTGAGACGTAACCGACGTCTGACACTCCTGTCAGCACACCGCGTCGGAAACCTGCAGGTGGGAACCAGACCTCGGCGACGTTCGCGGTGTACGCGTAGACCTTCAGTGCGGCACCTGAGGCCGCCGCAAAGACGTCATTCCCGTCAAGGTTCGACGCGATGATGTGCGGGTAGTAGTACGCCACGTTCTGCGAGCGGAAGCGCGCGATCGTCAGTGACCATGTCGCGGTGTCCTCGGGGGTCTTGGTGAACGGGGTGTCGGCGATGACGAACGCTTCCTCATTGATGTCCTGCGTCAAGTTGAGCAGCTCGTCGACCGTCTCCGGGTAGCCAGGGCAGAGGATCAGGTTGTACTCGTAGTAATCCGAGCGGACGTCCATGTTCGAGTTGATCTCACCCTGGAGCGCGTTGACGATCGTGACGCGCTTGGCGGCGTCGTTCGCACCCAGCGGAGCTGAGCCGGTCGATGACGTGATCGAGAAGGTGAACGAGTCACCGGAGATGAACGCGGTGCCGCCAGCGGTGATCGTGAAGCCGATGATCCCGTTGTTGTACGGGGTACCGACGGTCGCGGCGCCCTGTGCACCTGAGATGAACCCGGTGACGGTGAAGTTGGTCGCTGAGGTCGCGGTGATCGTCCAGAGCTCGTTGACGGCGGTCGTTTGATTGACCGAGGGAGCTGACATCGTCCCGTTACCTGTCCCGACACGGACAGGAGATGAGGCCGAGTAGGTGACCGGCGGGGAGTCAGCTAGGTCAACGTCAGCACGTACCACGTACGCGAAGTTGCCGATGTTCAGGAACTGGTTGAGCGCGAAGAGACCGTACTCGTTGCGGCAGTCACCGTGCTGGGGAGCTCCAGAGGTATCGGTGAGGAATGACGGGACCCCGTAGGTCGCGACCGATTGATTGAGCGAGGTGATCGTGCGTACGATGCTGTGCTCGAGAGCTCCGGGAGCTGACGTGATCCCGTCTGTCTGGAGCTTGTCAGCTCGAGTAGCGACGAAGATGAGCGGCACAGTGGGAGCTGACGCGGGGATATAGAATGAGTCATCAATAATTTGAACGCTCACACCAGGAGAAACTAACGTCGGCATTTCGAGGCTCCGATAAATAAGAGGTGGTTCATTTGACTATATTTACTCTATAAGCCGTCTTCGATCCAAGAATATGTTAAAATTGACGGCAATCTCCCAAGCTTACATGACAGACGACATCAAAGTTTTAGCACGCTCGTTTCTTGACAAGAACGGAAACCCAGCCACCAGAAAGTGGAAGTATGCTGACGAGTCCTCAAGGACGTCGTTGTTAGACGCGGTGGATCATCAGGTCGATCGCTTGCATGAGATCATCTACTGGGTTCTTCATGATCTTCATGACTTTCCCCACTGTAAAAATTGTTCAATCAGGTTGAGCTCAAAGAGCTTCATCAATATCAAGTCAGGATACCGTGAGGTGTGCTCGATCAAGTGCGGAAAATTGCTTCCAGAACGCCAAGCAAAGACAAAAAGGGTGATCTTTGAAAGGTACGGTGTAGCTCATCACTCGATGCTACATGAGGTGCAAGCCAAGGGTCAAGCAACAAGGATTGAGCGTTACGGTGAGGATCCAACAAGATACGGATCTGAGGGGTTTAAGAAGCGAATGATTGAACGTTACGGTGTAGAAAATGCATTCGCAGCTGTTGAGGTGCAACACAAGATCAAGAAGACTCTAGTTGAAAAATATGGAGCAGATAACCCCTTGAAGATATCTTCAATTAGAGATAAGGTAGAAGCCACAAATTTTATACGATATGATTCTCCCTTTCCGTTAGGAAGCAAAGCTGTTCAAGCAACGATCAGGGCTACTATGATCGAGCGGTACGGTGTAGAAAATCCTCAGCAGGTTCCTACCATTAGAGAAAAAACAAATCAAACGTGTAGGATACTGTATGGAGGAAACTCACCTGCAAGTGATCCTAACGTGATGATCAAAATGTATCGAACGATGCAACAGCTAAGGAAGCACGTGCTCCCGTCTGGTAGAGTGATCGAGCTCATGGGATATGAACCGTTTGTAGTAGATAGATTGCTATCAACAGGCCAATATCGAGAAGATGAACTTAAATTTGAAAAGGAAGTTCCATTACTATCTACCGCTCACTCCACCTATAACACTTATACGGCCGATATCTACGTACCAGATGAAAATCTTCTTATCGACGTCAAGTCAACATTCTTTTATGAGTTAGCTCTCAAAGATCTGAGAGGTCCCAAAGCCGCAAAAGCTGCTGGTTATCGATTTGCTTATGTGATCTGGCGATCTCCTGATTCACCTCTAGAATGGGACTTCTATGAGGTGAATGACAACAAATTGTAAATATCTCAACCACCATCACTGAGATTTCCATGCTCTTCACCGAATTCATTACCGAGTCACAAAAGAAGCTTGACTACATCGCCAAGAACATGGGCGATAAGCTGTTAAGAGCCCTACATGATGACACCTCCGAGGAGACAAAGAAGATCATCAAGTCGGCTAGGTCACTGTCAAAGGATCCAGCTGACATCGAAGCGGCCGCAGCTGATGTCATCAAGGCGCTTGAGGGAGCTGACCCGTCAAGAGACAAGCACGACTTCATGCAGTTCATCGCGAGGATGTACGCCGCAAAGCAGTTCAAGCTTGAGGACATCGGTCGGCTACGAGGTGAGCTAGAAAAGTTCGTCAGGTTCAAGAACCAGATCCAGAACAAGGACCTAAACTCGTACAAGACGCTGCCTGAGCTCTACGACGCGATCGAGGCGGTTGACCCGGCCGCGGCCGAGGAGAAGTCAAAGGCCCAGAAGGATCGCGACATCAAGACGAACGGTGCCGAGACGATCATCAATGACAAGGACATGAAGATCGTCCGGCTCAAGACGTTCGAGGCGGCCCAGCTCTACAGCGCAGGAACGAGGTGGTGCACCAGCCAGAAGGGGCAGTTCGACTACTACTCTGGACGAGATGACCTGTACGTCATCATGTGCAAGATCGACGGCAAGATCCGAAAGTTCCAGTTTCACTACAAGACACAGTCGATCATGGACGAGCAAGATCAACGGGTCGGTAGAAACATCATCACGGAGCTCTCGAAGTTTCCGGGATGGAAGGACTTCCTCAACAAGATGATCGAGACACACTACTCGAATCACGTTGCAAAGTGAAGCTGCTTGAAGTTCTAGAGAAGAAGCTCACGGTAGCTCAGAAGTTTGAGCAGGAGTACCTGAGCGACGTTGACAAGGGCTTGAAAGCCAAGATTCACTTTCTTGAGGGCTTAGGTCAACTAGATCAGCTCAAGGTTCCCTTCATCGTTGTGTTAGCAAAGGACCCCGATGAAGCTAAGGTCAAGAAAGCTCCTGACTTTAAGAGCCATTTTCTCTTCTCGCTCCACTCTGAACCTGAGTTGCTAGATCACGCTGGCAAGGTGGATGACATTCCCAAGGACATTCACCACTTTAATGACCCTGACGAGAAGTTTTTTCTCAGACTATCGTCATTCATGAAAAAGCACTTCAACAAATCAGATTTAGCGGTTTCCGTTCAGAGCATACGTAACGTCGGGCGTTGGCGGCCTGCATTCAGGAAGGGTGGAAACGAGCTCTTAAATAAGTTTCTCAAGCAGATGGATCCAAAGTCAAACCAATTCTTGTTGGGTCATGACGTTTCGGGTATGAGGTACATTGACTACAAGTATCGTGACCAGCTGCACGGAGAGTACACATCGTTAGACGTCTTGAGCCAGTGTCCCGACGTGTATCTTCTTAAACTGTCAAGACAAGAAGCTGCTAGCTTGAGAATGAGATCAATCGCTCATGCTGGTGAGGTAGGATTTGCCGAGGTCATCAAGCAGGTCAAGGAGACAAAGGAATTCAAGGCTGTCGAGCATCGTGTTCACTCTAAGTCAGGTTACTACCTGAGGTACGTCTCGTCTCCTCTTCAAGAGAAGAACGGGACGCTTGACCTCGAGGTGTTCAGGGGTTCCAATCCCTTAGGTTTCAGGTATCAGATCTTTAGTGACGGGAAGCTAAAGATCATACAGGGCGATCACCGCATGTGGAGAGGTAGAAAGGGGATGTGGAGCGGTAACGTGGTTGAGCGCTACGGTAAGAAGGTTGACCCGAACGAGATGGGTGAGATGTACAAGGATCTACTCGTCAAGCTCAAGGAACGCTTTGACAAAGCATTGATGCACAAGCATCCCTTTTAATCTAGCATGTCGATGCAGAACTTTCCCAGACACTGTCTCAAGTGAGTGTAACGACGTACTTCGTCGGAGTCAGATCTAGTGACCATCCACTCACCTTCACCTACCTCGAGAACAGAGATCTCGACACCCTTTCTACTTGTTCCCTTAGCTACAAGATTCATCAGTGATCCATGCCGTTCTTGTTGAGCTGGGCAAGAACCTGAATGATGTTCTTGGCCATCTTGTCGATCGCTCGTTCCTTCTCGCGAGGATCCTGAATCGCGTTGATTGACTTGACAGCGTCATAAGAGTTAAGCTCGTGATACCGCTGTCCGATCGCGTTGTCGATCTTCTTCATGAACTTCAGCTTACCGTCAAAGATGTCCATCTTGAGAGCCAACTGGATCGATGGGTCAACGCGAATGCGGAACTTGTTCTTGACAAAGTCAATGCCCTTCGTCTTCTCTTCAAACTCCCTGTCAAGTTGCTTGAAGATCTTGTCGACCTTGCTGTCGATCTTTGACTTGTCTGCATCGTGGAGGAAGTCGTAGTAGAGGAAGAACTCACCTGGGATCGTCCAGAAGACGGAGATCTCGCTGAGTGTATCTCTCTTGTTCTTAGAGTTCCAGTCACCTTGCCAATCGTGGGTGTCATCAACACGCACCTCGGTCTTGATCTCCTTCATCGTTGCGGTGATCA